TTACGACGAAAGCGGGAGGACCTTCAGGCTCCAGCCGCTCGATGTTCGCTGGCGAAGCAGCAGGACTTCCGTGCCTTCCGGCACCACGTCCTCGCTGCGGATTGGCTCGCATCTGAGATGATGCGTGTTTCCGTGACGGTCGCGCACGCGAACCTCTGCCGGAACGCCCTGACTGGCCGTCCCCTGCGTAACTACGCCGCGTAGACCCCCCATGAACTGCGCGCTGGTGGCTGTCGTCTCCACCTTCGGCAGAAGCTTCGATAGGACACGTCCAAACCCACGCGCAATGGCAAGACCGATACTTGCGGCAGGAATGACCGCAGCGGCGGCAGGCAACGGCGCACCCACGATCGTGATTGCGAGGGATTGGATAGCGATCCCCGAGACGCCAAAACCGGTAAGAACTGCGGCCAACCAGATGGCGAAAGGCACGCGTCCTAAGCCAAAAATCGCCAGCGCTCCTCCATTTGTCGCTGGCGGGGCGGTGTGGACAGGCACTGCCTCGCTGGCAGCGATCAATGTTGGAATGTCAGGCTCGACACCGGACGGTAGGTCAAAGGTCGCATCAACTGCGTCGACCCCGTCAGGACCCCCATCGGACAATATGCTTGCCCCAAGCAGCAGAGCGATCAGCTCAATCGCAAGCAATCCAACCAAGAGGCCTAGGGCCACCGTAAACGCCTGGAAGGGGCCACTCAAAAGAACCTGAAACACCTGCACTCCTAATGAAAGCTAGTGAACGATATAGAATAGGGCTTTGGGTACACAAGGACGTGATGGTTCAAAATCCGCGGTGCAACATTTGGTTGGCCTCCTCCATGGGCACCATGGTGAACAGTGCGCGTCGAAAGACCACTCGTGCGCTATGAGTTACGCAATGGACACCGTTTGGCGTCGCTAGTGGCGAAGGAGCAGACCCCGCACATTCCCCTCGCCCCACTTCCCTCCCCGCCTTGTCCTTATCCCGCGCGCTGTCAGTTCTGCAGCAATCGCCCGGAGCGACGTATGCCCGGCCGCCCGGATGTCCGCCAGCACCGGCGCCAGGTCAGCCGCGAAGGCCGCAGCATTCGCCGACACAGCCGCTCTCAACGCTGCACCGCCTTTCCCGGCCCGCCTTAAGCTCTCCGCCCCGTTCGGGTTCCCGAGCTTCACTCCTCGCGTCTTGGCGACCGCCAGGGCCTCCTTCGTTCGCCGCGAGATCGCCTCCCGCTCGGCTTGGGCGACCAGCGCCATGATCCCGACGGTCAGGTCGTTCGCCTCCGGCATGTCGACGGCGACGAACCGCACCCCGCTGTCCCGCAGGGCCAGCAGGAACGCCGCGTTTCGACTGAGCCGGTCCAACTTCGCTATCACCAGCGTCGCTCCCGTGACCTTCGCCAGATGCAGCGCCTTGGCAAGCTCCGGCCGGTCCGCCTTGCGCCCGCTTTCAACCTCGGTGAACCGAGCCAGGACCTCGGCTCCGCGGGAGGCCGCGAAGTCCTCGATCACCTTGCGCTGTGCTTCAAGTCCGAGCCCGCTTGCCCCTTGCCGCGCCGTCGAGACCCGCTCGTAGGCCACCAGCCGTTGTCCTGCCGCCAATTCTATCCCCTGTACACACCTGCGTAACGTTCGTTACGCAGTTACGTACACCGAGGGGCGCGCACGTCGTAGCGAGAAGTGGCGCTGGCAGTAAAAAATGAGTGCAATAACAATGATCTGTCGAGTTGATAGGTGCCCGCGGTAGAGCGAAGCTGATCACACGGCAACTCACCAGCCCGAAGGATCGGACGATGGCCCACAAGACCGCTGCGACACAGGAAGAGGCCCTGGACGCTTTCCTTGCCGCGAAGGCCGAGATCGACCGGCTCCTCGCCGAGTTGGCCGCCTTGAGCGCGGACCACTTCCATGCCAGCCCGGACGGATCACCTGGGGCCACGTCGGAAGCGCGAACCACATCCGGGAGCGCCTGCAAGAGATTGCGAACTTCGCCTCCGGCAAGGGCTGATCCCAGCCGCGGGCCCTTGGGAGGCCCGCAGAGCCCCACAGCCCGCCATACGCGGGCCCTGGCCCCGTAGAAGGGCTCGCATGCCGCTGGCCCGGACAAGGAGGCCCCAATGGCACGCACCGCGAAGACCAAGGAAGACACTGCAACTGAACCTGTCGGGACACCGGACGCCGCACTCGCCACCCCGGAGACCGCTGCTCGCACGCCGCGACCCGGCAGCAAGCTCGCTCAGGTAGTCGAACTGCTCGAAGGTGAGGCAGGTGCCACCATCGCCGAGATCATGACTGCGACGAGCTGGCAGCAGCACACCGTACGGGGCGCGCTCGCGGGATCCATCACCAAGAAGCTCGGCCGCACCTTGGCCTCGGAGAAGGTCGAGGGCCGTGGGCGCGTCTACAGGGTCAAGACCGCTCAGACCTGATCCGGGATCACACCGCAAGGAGAAGGGGCGCCGTTCCTCCGGGGGCGGCGTTTCTCGTTAGAGGTTTCCGTCGATCTCATACCTGCGCACCGTCCCCTGTGATTGTGAGGAATGCTCCAGCGCATCGACGGGCGTCGGGTCGTGCAGGGACCGTTCCTTCCGGTTGCCGTTTGCATCCTCGTACACGATCACGAACTCTATCTTGTCCACGGGTTCGTGCTGGTCCGCGGAGCGGGCAATGGCGATCCGGGACCGGGAAGCGGGCGTCAGGCCGATCTCGGCCATGTAGCGGCCCATCAGCTCCATCTGCCGGTTCGCGATGTTCAGCCAGGGCGACTGCTGCACATAGCCCGAGGGCGTCTTGAAGAGGACGGGTGTTTCCTGGAGCTTCTGCTCAGCCTCCACCCAGCGCCCATACGCCTGGCAGTAGGCCGCCAGCACAGCGCGATCCACGATGGTGATCACCCCCATGCTGACCAGCGTATCGACCAGCCGGTGCCACTCGGCCTTAGCCTCATCGCTCAGATGATCCGGACAGTCGGGCGTGCCCTCGGGCGGCTTCGGCTCGGCATGGTTCCAGGCCCGCTTGCCGCGGTTGCCTTCCGCCCGGCGCCAGGCCGTTGGCTTCTTCGGCGGACCGCTCATGGCAGCTGATCCCGGAGCGCATTGAACACCCGCCGCACCGCGTAGCCCCGCAGGATCGAGACGGCCGTGAAGACCGTGGCCACGACCAGGTTCTCGGCATAGCCGAAGTCGTGACCCATGGCTGGGAAGAGGGCACGCTGCACCACCACCGACAGCACGAACCCGAGGAGCGTGCTGGTCAGCGTCTCGAAGAAGGAGGCGCTACGCGACTGACCAGCGGCCACCGGCCTTCTCCTTCTTGGCGTCGAGAATGGACTTCTTCGCATTCTCCAGCATCTTCCCGTATTCCGCGAGGGCGTTCAGTTCCTCGTCGCTCAACTGGCTGAAGTCGATCTCATCGACGGGGTCCTGCTTCACGGCGAGGTCGACGCTCTCGCGCCAGCCGCCCTGCGTCTTCAGGAAGAAGATCATCGCGGTCACGTTGCCAGCACGCGCCTTGGTGACGAGGCTCTGGGCCACGGCCCCGATCGCGCGGGCCTTCCCGCGTTTATAGCGTTCAGATAGGTCCTCGTCGCGGTTGAGGATTGCGAAGAAGGTCGTGCGCCCGATGCCGAGGAAGTCCGCGATCTGTTCGGCGTTCAGCACTGCCGACAGGGTCTCGACCTCCGCCCGCTGGGCATCGGTGAGAGTAGTGAGCGGACGACCGGTCATGCTGCCACCTCCGGAACGCGCGCAGCCCGCACGGCAGCGAAGGTCTCGCCGGTGGCCTCCAGCAGGGCCTCCTGTCCGGTGAAGGCCTGCCAGCGCTCGACGGCTACGTCGACGTAAGCCGGATCGAGCTCCACGGCATGGCACTGCCGCCCGCAGGTCTCGGCAGCAATGATGCAGGACCCCGATCCCGAGAAGGGCTCGTAGACCGCCTGTCCTGGGCTGGAGTTGTTCAGCATCGGGCGGCGCATGCATTCCACGGGCTTCTGCGTGCCATGCACTGTAGTGGTGTCCTGATCGCGGCTGGGGATGGTCCAGAGCGTGGTTTGCTTCCGATCCCCCGACCAGTGGCCGGTGGCCTTCTGTCGGACGGCATACCAGCAGGGCTCGTGCTGCCAGTGGTAATCCCCGCGGGAGAGGACCAGCCGCTCCTTGGCCCAGATGATCTGGGACCGGATGGTGAAGCCGCAGGCGACAAGGCTCTCGGCCACTGTCGTTGCATGCAGCGCTCCGTGCCAGACATAGGCCACATCGCCCGGAAAGAGCGCCCAGGCCTCGCGCCAGTCCGCGCGGTGGTCGTTCAGGACCTTGCCCACGCGCCTGGTCTTCGCTGCGCCCACCTCGTTGCGCCAGGCGGGGTCATACTCCACGCCATAGGGCGGATCGCTGACGAGGAGATGCGGCCGGACACCGTTCAGCACCTTCGCGACAGTGGCTGCATCCGTGGCATCGCCGCAGATCAGCCGGTGGTTCCCAAGAAGCCAGAGGTCGCCCGGCTGCGAGACCGGTAGGGCAGGGACCGGCGGGATGTCGTCTTCCCGCTCGGCCGTCTCACCTGACCGGAGGAGCGCGTCCAGTTCCGCGGCATCGAAGCCGAGGCTCAGGAGATCCACCGCCATGTCCTGCAGGTCACCGAGCTCCAGCGCGAGGAGATCCCGGTCCCATCCCGCCTGCTCCGCAAGCTTGTTATCCGCGAGGATGTAGGCCCGCTTTTGCGCCTCGATCAGATGCGCCAGTTCGATCACCGGCACCTGTGCTAGGCCCAGCTTCCGCGCGGCCATCACGCGCCCATGCCCCGCGATGATGCCGTTCTCACCGTCCACGAGGACCGGGTTCGTGAAGCCATACTCCCGAATGGACCCAGCGATCAGCGCGACCTGCGCTTCCGAATGCGTCCGGGCATTCCGCGAATAGGGGATCAGGTCCCCAATCGGGCGGTAGTCGATTGCCAGCGTGCCGTCCATCTGCGCCTCCCACCCCCCGGGTCCGCAACAAGCGGTGTCTCTCGGGCTGTCAGGGGCAGTATAGCAGGAGGCTAAGACGCTGATAAGAATGGCATTTAACGAAGCGGACCGACACGGAGCGACATTGCAGCGTGGTCCAAGCGACTTGCAGATGAATTCGACTGCTTTGCGCAGTACCGTTGTGGCAAGCTGCGACTAGGCAATAACTCGATTGAGGGTCCTAACGCCTGCCTGTCCCCTGAAATGAGGTTTTCGGTAGACTATCTGACCATTGCGAGCGAGGAACATATGACCGCGAACATGATGCAGTGCCCTTCGTGAGCTTGTACCTTTAGGTGAGTGTCCGTCTAGGGGACGATCTACCGGATTTCGCAAAGAAATCAGGATTTCCTCGTTGAGTCGCATGGTCACAACGCTGATGCTCCGTTTACCGGACAAATCTGCGGCCATGATCCTGGTTTCCTTGCTTTTCCTGGTGGGACCGCCAGCTTTGCGCGGAAGGAACACGGGCCTCGGAGCTCGCTCTGCATCCTTCAACTCCAGGACAGCGGCCATAGCGATCCCAGCTTGAAAGATTCCCATGACCTCAACCAAGTGGGCCTCTATTGAATTGAGTTTGCCTGCATACTCCGTATTCAGCGCAGTATCGCTCGTTTCAGCCCAGAAGCGCTCATCGACCTGATAGCGAGCCCAGCGTGCCTCGACCTCCTTCTGCGTCAAGTCAGCTGGCAGCGTTGAAATGAATTCGTCGCGGGTCACTTCTAGGTCTTTAGCCATATCGACCTGGATTTGCACAGAGGACGGCTGCAGCGAAGTCATCGCCATAACGAACTTTGCTTCTGCAGGAGCGAGCCCAGCCTTTAGAAGCTCCCGCCTGTCGTAGTTAAGCTGCAACCGATTGATGGTCTGAATGACGCATCGCCCGTTCCCAAGAATGTCCAAGAGGCATCCTCGTCGCTTGACGACGCCATAGTACTTCGGCCGGTCCTGAATGTCTTCGATGTACCCGAAGTCGAACTCGGGCATCGTTCGCTCAAGGTCATCCTGACCGCATTCGATGAAAAGGCGTCTCGGCTTCTTGGTAACATGACCAGCGATTGAAAGCAGACCGCGCTCGCTGTCGGTACGGATATCCGATGCCGGGATCAATGCGCTCAAATCAAAGGAGAACAACTCATACTCGTCGAGGACGTTCCGAAAAAGTGTTGCGGCTTGCTCCCACCTAGACAGAAGACCGACCTGGACTAGAGCAGCACGATTCTGTGGCTTCGATCCTTCCTCCAGCAGGGAAATCATATTCTGTGCGAGGTACATCTTGCTCCTATAGGCCATTGTCTGGCCATGTTTTGGCTTGGTCAATCTTGGCCGATCTAGCCAGCCAATGCATCACGGTTTCAATCTCTCTCCCGCGTTCCCTGAAGTTCAAGCAAGACTTCAACGGTAGGTGACCTCGGTTCTAGGGCAGCTCCTCTGTTACCGGCGATAATGGTTGGTGCCCTACGACAAGCTCACAGCGGCCGCATGACACTTATGACACTTCTCTACATTTCAGACGTATCGCGCGCGGACGCGCACGCCTGCACGCGCGCTAACGGTCGATATGAGTAGAAGTGTCATAAGTGTCATGGCCGGGCTAAACGAATGCCGATGAACCCGCGCCCTGTGCTGCGGCGGCTTTCCTGGAGGCCACGCGACTTCAGCTCCTTCGTGAAGGTATGGCTGCTCCATGATCCCAAGCCTTGCAGCTCGGTCCATTGACGGAACCTCGCGTGAAGCTCCGTGGTGAAGGTAAACGCCCCAGGCGACTGAACCGTCTCGTCTGCGAGAAACTGGCCAAGCAGATCCTCGCCATCGAGATACTCTGTCGATGCAGCTGCAACACGCTGGGGAACGTCCAAGCCCCGCTTTTGCCACGCGAGGGCACCTTCTATCGCCCATCGCAGGATTGCCGGCCCTTCGCGCCGAAGTTTCTCTCTCAAGCCGGTGTCGCGTTTCTCAGGAGGAATGGTAACGGCAAAGGGTACCAGGACCATGCGAGCACGAAGCGCCTCGTCGACGCCACGAAGGCTGGGCATGTTGTTTCCGGCGATCATCAGGGTCATCTGCGGCACAAAATCGAAGAAGTCGCCGCGCATGAACCGCGCCGTCATCGTGTCACCGCCGGTCAAGTCCTTCAGGACGGCCTCATCCCAGCTCTTTCCCTTCGGCAGTTCTGAACCGACAACAAGTCGGGCCCCGGCAAGACCGGCAATATCGGTGGGGTGCCGCTCTCCGGATGACGTCAGGAAACTCGTCGCTGCGGCCCGTCTGGCATAGTTGCCCCAGATCCACTGAAGAGTCTCAAAGAAGGTCGACTTCCCATTCCGGCCCGTGCCGTAAAGAAAGAGGAGCTTATGCTCAGAGGTTAGCCCGGTCAGCGCATACCCCGCCGCGCGCTGCAGAAAGCCGATCATCTCGGCATCGCTTTCAAAGATGTCGCTCAGGAACTTCATCCAGGTGGAAGGGGCTGTTCCGGCGGGAGACGGGGCGACAGCCGTCAGTTTCGAGATCATGTCTTCGCGACGCGCCGGACGAAGCTCGCCGGTCTTCAGGTCCACCGTGCCGCCCGGGGTTCCGAGGAGAAGAAGGTCTGCATCAAGGGCGTTTGCTTGTGTCACGCTGGCAAAGTTCGACCGAGCAAGAGACGCTACGGCAGCAACGGTATTGGAGCTCCTGAGCCCTCTTCCTTCTCGCTTTGCCCAAGCGCTAAGGTCGTCCGCGTCCTTCTTCGGCAGTGTCTCAGCTTTGGCATCAGCCCATTCCATGACTTCGCACGCTCGGTCCCGAAGGAAGTCCCTCGCCAACGTCATGTGCGCGAGGCGCTCGTCAGCCGCCCAGTGGATCGAGTCCCAAAAGTACCAACGACTCTGCACCGCGATGTACTTGGCATTCTGATCCCAACCGCGGCGGCCAAGTTCCCTTGCCAAGGCATCATGGGAGAGGTCGAACGCCGTAGCCTCGGCATCGGTCCGGACTCCCGCGTCGTCTGCTGTACCGGTTTTCTCCTTGGCAGTTTTCTTTCTGGCAGCTCCCCGCTTGTGACGCCGCGCAATGTCGGAAAGGTCTGCTCCGTTTCGGCGCGCCATCTCCGCAACCGTGGCTAAGGTCGTGTCGCCGTTGGCAGAGAAACTCATCCACTTATCGGCCACCTCGCCAACCTTGTACTTGGCACCCTGACTGCTCCAAAAGTCTGCAAGTTGCAGTCCTTCGCCTGAACCCTGGAAGTGATTGTGCAGCCCCATCAAGACGTCCAGCCAGGCGTAGTAACCTCCACAGTCCGGATCGATCCAGGACAGGATCTCTTCAACCTCGCTGGTGTCTGTGTCGAAGGAGCTGCTTCCGGTATCGATCTTGAGCTTCGCACTGCCTGAGGAACCTTCCGTCTGCTTCTTCAAGCAGAGCTGCAGAAGCCAGTCCGGACAATCGGCCAATTCAAAGAGGCCCGGCGGGTTCTTCCAGCGATATGGCTCGCTCTTGTCCGGCCTGATCGACGGAACGCCAATCACCATGCCGCCCTCGCCGCGCACGTCAACGCCAGGGGCAACATGACCAGATGAGTTAGGGATATCGGTATGTGCAGGATAGTGGAAATAGAAGTGCCAACTCCCGGTCGGAGACAGTGCTTCGATCGTGTCCGGGAGAGGTCCGTGCCGGGAAATCAGGTCTCGCATCTGGGCAATGCCGTCGACGTCATGTCCCTCCGGCGTGTCGCATTCGATCACCAGGAGGCCGGAGGCACGCCCGCATGCTATGCCCACGTTCGCGTCAGGATACCTTCGCCAGTACTGCCGGATGAGGTCCGGATCAGTTGTTGCGCTCCAGCGCTCTCCGTTACCGTACCTGCCCGCAACATGTGACTTCTTTTCGCCAGGCGGTGCGGGGAAGACGTGCCAACCACGGGCAGCATATTCCAGAGCCGGTCCCAGGCACGTTGGGTCGAAGCTATGCTGGGCTTTCATGCCTGCCTCCTGGAACGGACACTGGCTTCGAAGGACTCAACATCGATCAAGGCATACCGCACCGAGCCACCAAAATGGTGCCAGTCCGGCCCGTAACGCTCCGCGCGCCAGCGCTCCAACGTCCGCGTCGTAATCCGCCAGCGATCGGCCACTTCTTCTGTCGTCAGCCATTGCGGGGTGGAAGGAAAGGGAACAGAGCACATGCCACTATCCCCTCACCAAATCCCGCTGCCGCCCCGGCCCTACGTCGCCCGCAAATCCGAAACTGATCCGCGACATGTGGGCGATCTCATAGGCGAGGATGTCCTCAAGGCGATAGACGATGCGGCCGCCGAGCTTGAGATAGCGGGGGCCCTCTCGCCGCCAGCGCCACCGCTCAAGCGTGCGGTGACTGATGTTCCAGCGCCGGGCCAAGTCGATCTGGTTCAGGTGTTTCGTGATCATGTCCGCTCCTTCGGTCCTGTGCGAAGTCATGCGGAAACGGAACCACATGTGCGGAGAGGAACCGGGGAGGGGGATGAGAGGGCGAGGAAGAGGAATTCATGACGAGCGGGTTCTTCTCCCCCTATGCGGGCCCGGGACACCTAAGCCTGCAGCCAACAGAACCCCGCTTCCTCCCTGATCACTTCATGCCAGTCAGGATGACCCTTGAAGACATTGGCCAGGCGCCGAACTGAAAGCCCACAACCTGCTTCGTTGAGAGCATTTTGTGTGAGTAACCGTGCTTCACCGTCTTTCCTTGCCTCGACCAACTGTCTGACAATCGCCCGCTGCCTTACCCCACGGAAGCGATAACTGCGCCCGTGGACGACCAAGTGACCGCCGTCGGCGGACAACGTGACCTCTTCCACGCTACCAACGGGCAGCCTAAGCCTTGCAGACGCGATAGCTGCATCAATCTTGAAGGGGTCCGCCACCGAGGCCAGGGATGAAACTGACGCAATGACCTGGTTTGCGAGGGTCCAACCTGAGATTTCAGCATTTGAAAGGCTGAGGATTAACCGGAGATCGAGCGCCGGTCGATTGCAGGCTGTATCGTATACTGCCTCCAATACATCCGGATCTTGGAGGCGCCTTGCAACCCATACAGAAACCCGCTTGGTCAACTGAGGAAGGCGGGCGAACCCCAAGTCCCATAGAATGCCGGGGACGAGTTCGACAAAACCTCCCGCCGGCCGGAGATCCAGGTCTTTCGTAAGCCGCTCCGCGAGCCTCTGGACATCAAGTGTAAAGACGCTTGTCTCATCGGGGCTTAGATCGACCCAGCCCTGCTCCTCATCGAAATAGCCGTACCCACCACGCTCGGCTGACCAGACGACCGAAGCCAAATCGCCAGTCCTGGTTTCCGCTGTCGACACATGACCTTCCGGACGAACCAGACCCAAAGTCTTCAGGAGGGTGGCCTCCGCTCCAAGGTGGTTGGACAGAGCCTGGCCAGAGATACGGCAGTCCGGGGCAGCAACAAGTTCCAGGGCGAGCCGGAGGGCGCGAAGTTCAACGTTCGGTGAGGATGGGTTCTTCAACCAAGATACCCCACTGCTTGAGATACTTGTTTCCGATCATCTGCTCCAGTTCGGTCCGATCCTTCAGGTCGCAGCCGTTTGGCTGGGTGATGGTCAGAGAAATTGTCTTTCCGCGCCTTGCGGACCCGGTCGGTTGGAAGGTTACGCTCAATGTAGCTGAAGTGATCAGCCACCCTCCAGCAAGGGGATTCCGCTCTTGAAACTGCGCCTCTGCCACCTGCCAAATCGACCTCTTGGAGATTTTACCGACTTCCAACGTCAGTCGTTCGTCGTCCCCACCGATCGGCATCAAACGAAGACTTCTGAGCCTTACTTCCTCGATCTTGTCACTCGCGTCTGTCGGAAAGTCGAATGGCCTTTTCAGGTGCTGTAGATCATACCGGCGGGGGCCCCGGTCGGTGACCGGCGTCGATCGGTCAACAAGATGCGCCGCAAATGCAGCAATCAACGCATCTCGGATCGACTTGGTGTTCGCGGCAACTTCCAGCGTTCCAGTTTCGGGTTCGTAGGTTAGTGCCGCCGAAAGCACCGGTCGACGGGAGACGTTTTTCAGTTCTTCCTGCTGGAACTCAAGGCTCGTGTGCAGCCTTTGCTCCGCGTAGACGGTGACCTGCACTACCCGGTATTCCGTGCCGTCAAAGCCACGCCGGTTCCGCTCAAAAATGTCGGCGAGCACCCTACCATCAGAGATCGCGCCCTTCAGCGCATTCTGGAATGCCGTTCTGCTTTTGTCGCTGCGCAGAACCTCTAACCCTTCAGACAGAACACGCGCATCAAATCGACTGGACCTCCGCCGTCCATCAATGAAGCATGCCTCCTCCGCGCGTCGGAAGTTGTCAGGATGGTAGATAAAGAGCCAGATCGCACGATCCTGGATCCCGGCAAGCTCTGGCTGGTCCGAGACATCTGGCCAACAAGATGACATTGCGAGGTCGCCCACCTCATCAGCCAGCGCCGTCAGCCGTTCTGTGGCGGCCACGGCTTCTGTTTGCGATCCACCTTGCATGGCATCAATTGCCTTGGTCATCGCACTCGCAAACTTCAATCCAGGATCAGCCCAATCTACATCATCGGGCATGGAAAGCCCCAGGTGTTCGGACAAAGACTTGCGCAGTTCGGCGGAGGTCTTGCGAATGAACGGGCTGAATGACGCCATGCAATCTCCACACCAAGACGACAGCTTCAGGCTACCAAGATTCGCGAGGACGGGCATCAGGAATTACTTGCGTGAGCTTCAATGGTCGGATTCAAGCCCCATGGCATTGCGCATGGCTTCTAATGTTTACGCTATATTGCGATAACCATCTGATTTCATTTGTAATTCAGGGTTATGCGCTTAGCATTTCTCTCGGAAACCTTTCTCCGAGGTCGGCATGTTCAAGGCGTCAACTGGAGCCAATGCTCTCTCCGCAGCGGCAATGACCCCCGCCGAACGTCGCGCCGAGCTCTGCCGCATCCTGGCCCTCGGCCTGGTTCGCCTGATCCAGCGGCAGTCAAGCGAACTATCCGACCGCAGCGGAGAAAGTTCGCTACACTTCCCTCCCGGCCAGAGCGGTCATGCAACCCGTGACAAACGGAGACCCGCATGACCACACACGACCCCATTCCTTCGCGCCTGGCTGCGCTGAAGACCGCCACGACGGCGGACCTGAAGCAGCAGTGGCGCGACCTCTTCGACAGGGAGCCGCCGCCCTTCAACCGGCGCTACCTTGAATCCAGGCTCGCCTACCGCATTCAGGAACTCGCCTATGGTGGACTGAAGCCCGAGACCATCCGGCGGCTTGAGCAGTTGGGCGAGGAACTCGACGGCGGCGACAAGAAAAAGCGCAGCATGCGCCTCGACCGAGACTGCCCGATCACCGGCACCCGGCTCCTGCGCGAGTGGCAGGGCGTCGAGCAGGTGGTCACGGTGACCAAGGACGGCTTCGAATGGCAGGGGCGGCCTTACAAGTCCCTGTCCGCCATCGCTCGCGCGATCACCGGCACCCGCTGGAATGGCTGGACTTTCTTCGGGCTGAAGAACCATCGGGGGCGGTCATGAACGCGCAGAGCAAGCCCCTTGTCCGCAAGCTCCGCTGCGCCGTCTACACCCGGAAGTCCTCCGAGGAAGGGCTGGAGCAGGAGTTCAACAGCCTCCACGCCCAGCGTGAGGCCTGCGAGGCCTACGTCGCCAGCCAACGCTCCGAGGGCTGGGTGTTGGTGCGTGATCAGTACGATGATGGCGGTGTCTCCGGCGGCACGCTGGAGCGCCCCGGCCTGAAGCGGTTGATGGCCGATATCGAGGACGGGCTGGTCGATGTGGTGGTGGTCTACAAGATCGACCGCCTCAGCCGCTCGCTGGCCGACTTCGCCAAGCTGGTCGAAGTGTTCGACCGGAACGGGGTGACCTTTGTCTCGGTCACTCAATCCTTCAACACCACCACTTCCATGGGGCGACTGACGCTGAACATCCTCTTGTCCTTTGCCCAGTTCGAGCGGGAAGTTACCGCCGAACGCATCCGCGACAAGGTCGCTGCCTCTCGGCGCAAGGGGATGTGGATGGGCGGGGTGCCACCCTACGGTTACCGGGTGGAAAATCGGAAGCTGCTGGTGGACGAGGAAGCCGCCGCGCATGTGCGCTGGATCTTCGCGCGCTTCCTCGAGATCGGCTCCTGCACGGTCTTGGCGCGGGAGGCTGAGGACAAGGGTCTGCGCACGTCCCGCGGAAATCGGATCGACAAGAAGTATCTCTACCGGATGCTGTCGAACCGGGCCTACCTCGGGGAGGCGGTCCACAAGGGCGAGAGCTACCCCGGCGAGCACGACGCGATCATCGACCGCGCACTCTGGGACAGGGTGCACCTGATCCTGAAGGAGAGCCCCCGTGCGAGGGGACATCGCACGAGGGCCCAGACGCCTGCACTTCTCAAGGGCCTCGTCTTTGGCCCCGATGGTGCAGCCTTCTCCCCGACACACACACGAAAGCTCGGGAGACTTTACCGTTACTACGTAAGCCAGAGTGTGTTGAAGTTCGGTAAAGGCGCGTGCCCGATCGGGCGAGTGCCTGCTGGCGATCTGGAAGCTGCAGTGATCCAGCAGTTGCGAGCAGTGTTCCGACAGCCAGAGATCGTCGCGGGGACGTGGAAGGCCTCGCGGACGCATGACGTCAACATCACCGAGGCGGATGCGACGGCAGCGCTTCAGCGGCTCGATCCGCTGTGGGAGGAGTTGTTCCCAGCCGAGCAGGCGCGCATCGTGGGGCTGCTGGTCGAGCGGGTGGATATCGGGGAAGGTGAGCTTGTTGTCCGCCTTTGGTCGGTTGGTCTGAGTACTCTCGCGCAACAACTTGGCTCGGTCTCAAAAGAGGCCAGGTGAAGAAAGAAGCGGTGATGCGAAACAAGAAAGGCAACGT